TTATTACTTTTATTGGCCCTGCTGGTTTGCCTTTTACATCTGCTGCAGGTGGTGTTTCTAGTGTCAATGTCTCAGGAGGCACAACAGGACTCACAACTACTGGTGGCCCTATTGTTTCAAGTGGAACAATTACAATTGGTGGTACTTTAGCTGTTACCAATGGTGGAACTGGAGCTACAACTAACGCAGGTGCTCTAAATAATCTATTGCCTACTCAGACAGGCAATTCAGGTAAATACCTGACAACAGATGGAACTAACGCATCTTGGGCTACTTCTGGTGGTGGCTTGACCATTGCATTGGATACAACTACCAATGCCTCAAGATATTTGACATTTACAAGTGCAACAAGTGGTGTTGTCAGTACAGAAAACGTAAGCACATCACTTTACTTTAACCCTTCAAGTGGATCATTGACTGCAACTACTTTTGTGGGTGCTTTGACAGGAAATGCCACAACTGCAACAAGTGCAACGACATCAACTAACTTAGCAGGTGGAGCTGGTGGCTCGATTCCTTACCAAACAGGCTCAGGAGCAACGACTTTCCTAGCTGCAGGAACAAATGGACAGTATTTAACATTGTCTGGTGGTGTTCCAACTTGGGCAAACATCACAACAGTTAGTTCATTTAGTGGTGGAACTACTGGACTAACCCCAAACACAGCTACCACAGGTGCTATAACGCTTGCTGGTACGCTTGCAGTCGCAAATGGTGGTACAGGTGTTACCACAAGCTCTGGTGCTTCTAGCGTTGTTTTAAGAGATGCTAACGTAAACACTAGTGCAAATGATTTTTACGAAGGTTTTACCAACGTAGCTGCTGCTGGTACAACAACTACGCTAACTGCTGCATCAACTCCTAACTTTGTAGTGACTGGCTCTGGTGGTCAGACATATAAGTTACCTGATGCAACAACATTGCCTACTGGTGCTATATACACTTTTAACAACAATCAAACTTCAGGTGCAATTACTGTTCAAAACAATTCATCAACAACGATTGTTTCTGTGCCTTCTGGTGGTTTTGTTGAAATTATTCTTTTAACCAACTCAGTAGCAGCAGGAACATGGGATTATCACTTCCAAGCACCTGCTAACGTATCTTGGTCAACCAATACGTTGAGTTATGCTGGTTCAATTACCAATGCAACATGGAATGGAAATGTTATTGGTGCGATTTATGGTGGAACTGGTCAAACTAGCTACATAACTGGTGATACTTTGTATGCAAGTGCTTCAAATACGCTGTCTAAACTAGGTATTGGTTCTTCAGGACAAGTTTTGACTGTTGTGAGTGGTGTTCCAGCATGGGCTAATACGACTGTTGCAACCACAATTACTGATGACACAACGACTAATGCAACTCGTTATATCAACTTTACAAGTGCTACTTCAGGCACTTTAAGTACGATTTACACAAGTTCTACCAAGTTACAGTACAACCCTTCAACAGGTGCGTTTACTGCTCCAACATTAACACCAACAAATGCTTTGGGCATTAGTTATGGTGGAACAGGACAAACAACTGCTAGTGCTGCTTTCAATGCTTTGTCTCCAATTACAACAACTGGTGACTTAATCATTGGAAATGGTACAAATAGTGCCACTCGATTGGCTATTGGTACAAATGGCTATGTTTTGACTTCTAATGGTACGACTGCATCATGGCAAGCTGCTACTGGAACGTCAGCAACATATACTAGAACATCTTTTACTGCTACAGCATCACAAACCACATTCTCTGTAACTTATACAGTTGGTTACATTCAGGTGTATTTGAATGGTGTTTTATTAAATGCTTCTGACTACACAGCAAGTAGTGGCACATCTATTGTCTTAGCGGTTGGCGCTAACTCAGGAGATATTTTAGAAACCATTGCATACAATGTTGTTTCTTTAGGAACAGCTACGAGTTCAACCAATATTGCTGGTGGGTCTGCTGGTGAAGTTGTTTACCAATCAGGCTCAGGTGCTACTAGCTTTACAGCAGTAGGTACAACAGGTCAGGTTTTGACAAGCAATGGTACAAGTGCTCCTACTTGGTCAACATTGTCATACCCATCATTGAGTTCAGCGCAAACATGGACTGCAACTCAGACGTTCAATGGCTCATCAAGCACATTTAGTGCAGTGATGTTAAATGTTGCTGAAACTGTTAATGTCGTTGGGTCAGCACCATCTAGTACAACTAACTTTTATGTTCAAAGTGGATCAGTTCAGTATTACACAACCAATGCTGCAAACAACTGGACTTTAAACATTGCATTTAGCTCTGGAACATCACTTAATTCAGCAATGTCAACTGGACAATCAATGACTATTGCCATGTTATCAACGCAAGGGTCAACTGCTTATTACAATTCTGCTGTAACAATTGATGGAACATCAGTAACACCTTATTGGCAAGGTGGAAGTGCTCCAACAAAAGGCAACGCAAGTGGTATTGATGTTTACACTTATACAGTTATTAAAACTGGAAGTGCAACATATACTGTTTTAGCATCACAAACACAGTTCTAATATGCCAAGTATTATTAACATTGGATCAATGGCTGCTACTGGTTTTGGTTTTACCAAAACTTCATTGGGTGGTGCAAATTATTTTTTAGGTGTATTTACTTATCCAAGCACAGAAACACAAAATGGTTCAAATTACATTACTTCAGATTCATCTGGAAATCTTTATGTAGTTTTGCAACTTGAGCCTATATCAACTGGTTTAAATTATATTGTTGTTATCAAATTAACTCCTAGTGGAACAATTGTTTGGCAACAGAAATTTTATAATTCAGTAGACCAAATTTTTGCAAATAGCATTACAGTTTCATCATCTGGATATATTGCAATAAGTGGAAATTATTATCTTAACTCTGCGGCAAATCTTTATCCATTTCTTATTGTTCTTAATAATTCAGGATCGTTGCAATTTTCAAGATATTTAACTCCTTCAAGTGGAAGTAATAATGGATATGACGCACAATTTGATTCATCAGGAAATGTTTATTTGTTAGGTTCTTATCAGAATTCAGGCGGTTATAACAAAATTGGAATAACAAAATTTAGTTCTTCTGGAACTAAAACATGGGATTATTATTGGAGTGATACTTTTACAAGCACAAATGGATTCAATGCTCAATCTTTCATTCTTGATTCAAGCAATAATATAAATGTTGCAACTGAATATAATGTAAACGCATATTCACAAGGTGGAATTTTACAAGTAAATTCAAGTGGTACTGAAACTTGGGAAGATGTATATGGAAGCACATCAAGTAATTCTAAACCGTTGCAATCTTTTGGTTCTGGCGTAGATTCTTCTAATAATGTTTATGTTACAAATCAGGGTGGCTATAACAATACTGGAGCTGTTTTAAGTGTTATAAAATACAATTCAAGTGGTACAACGCAATGGACTTCTGCTTGGTTAAATAGTCAAGCATTTTCACAATATGTGCAATCTTCAAATGGAAATGGTGCAACGGATAGTTCAGGAAATACATTTGTAAGTTTTTATTATAGTTTAGCTTCTAATCACAGTACAGTTTACGGTGGATGGGTTAAAGTCAATTCTTCTGGGTCTTCAGTTTTTGGAAGATATTTAGGTGTTGGTGCAAATAACATATTAAATATAAATAAATATAGTATTTCACCTACTGGAGATATTTATTTTAGTTTTGTTGCTACACCAATACTTGATTCAGGTAGAGATCCTAATCCTTGCATAGCAGTATTGCCCGGTGATGGATCGTTAACAGGAACATATACGCTTTCTGGGGCTACATTTACTTATGGTTCACTTTCTGTAACAAGTGAAACTTTTACACCGCCAAATTTAGGTAGTATTACTTCAAGAGGCACAAGTTCACAAACAAATACCACTCCAACAGTAAGTTCTACTACTGGATCAACATCATTAACAACCGTTGTCGTATAAGGAATAAATCATGTATGCAAAAATAAAAGATTCAGCACTTGTAACTTATCCTTACGGATGGGGTGAATTTCAGGCTGATAATCCATATACAAGTTATTCACCAAGTGTTGATTGGGTTTCTTTATTTCCAACAACAACAGTTGGACAAGAAGGATATACGCTTGTTGCGGTTACACAAGTAACACAACCAACTATTGATCCAACAACACAAAATATTGCTGAAGGAACACCTGTTTTAACAAATGGTATATGGACTCAAGTTTGGAATGTTACACAAGCAAGTTCGGAAGAAGTTGCACAAAGAAATGAAAATCAAGCATCCTATGTTAGAAAACAAAGAAATGCTAAGCTAACTGCTTGCGATTGGACACAAGCACCTGACAATCCAATGGCTAGTGCAACAAAAACTGCTTGGGCTACTTACAGACAAGCATTGAGAGATTTGACCAAAGAAGCAGGATTTCCTTGGACTATGACTTGGCCTACTGATCCTAATGGAGCTAAATAATGACTATTCCTCGCAATCTATCATTTCTAGCAGAAGGTGCTAGTTCAACTGGTGTATTGGGTACTGCTAATGGTGGTACTGGTCAAACTAGTCTAAGTTCTGTTTCTGTTGGAACATCAACAAATCTTGCTGGTGGTAGCGCTGGAGTTATTCCTTTCCAAACAGGAAGTGGTGCAACTTCTTTCACTGCCGCTGGTACTTCTGGGCAAGTGTTGACTTCTGCTGGGTCGGGAACTCCTACTTGGTCTACTCCTAGTGCTGGTGCTATGACGTTGATTAGTACACAAACTGCTAGTGCAAGTTCTTCAATTATTTGGACAGGATTAAGCACTTACGATAAATATATGTTGATATTTGGTGGAATTACTGTAAGTTCTACCGCTTTTGTTATTATTCAAATTGGATATGGCTCTACACCAACATATAACACAAATAATTATCAAGTTTGGGGATTTTATGCAAATAATAGTACAACTGGAAATGGATGTGGTGGCCTTTCAAGTGCTTATCCACTTGTTTGTGAGTCAATAGGAAATTTTATTCCTGCAAGTGGGAATGCTCTATTTACAAATTTCTTATCAAATAATTCAACATTTCCTGCATCTATGAATGGATTATCTAGCTATTACGACAACAGTTTGGGTTACTTAGAAACTTCATTTTTTGGTGGAACTCAAACATCACATTCAGGGCCAGTAACTTCATTAAAGATATTAACAAACAATAGTGCAACTTTAACAACTGGATCTTTTTCTCTTTACGGCATTTCATCTTAAGGAACAAGCATGACACTCAACGATCAAATCATTGCTTACTTAACAGTCAACAATATTACTTTTAATGCTGGTGATTACCAAACAGGACAGCCTGAAGGTCAAGCAGATCAAATCCTTCATTGGGATGCAAAACTAGGAACACAACCTACACAAGCCCAATTAGATTCTGCTTACACAACATACCAAGCAAATTTAACTGCTCAAGCACAAGCAAAAGAAGCTGTAAAGGCATCTGCTTTGGCTAAGTTAACTGCTTTGGGATTGACTGCTGACGAAATCAAGGCAATAGTAGGTGTTTAAATGGAATGGAAAATAACAGGAATTGAAACAGATGGTGATTTAATTACCCAAGCTCACTACTATGTTTCATTGTCAGACGATAAAAACACAGTAGATCATCAAGGAACACACAGTTTTTACAATCCTCAGTTAAAAACACCATTGTCTGAGGTCAAAGAGAAAAATGTAATTGATTGGATCATCCAAGAAACTAGCCAAGATGGGATAAATCTTATACAATCCAATCTAGAAAAACAGCTAGTGCAGAAGGAAAAAACCGACTTGCCTTGGGTTTTCAAGACTTTTAAACCTACCATAGGATAAAGCCATGACGATGCCTACCCAAGATCAATTAAAAGAAATGTTTGAATACCATCCTGATGGTTATTTAATCTATAAAATTGGTCGTGGAAAAATGCAAAAAGGCGATAAAACTGGAAATGTTAACCAAAATGGGTACAAGAATATAAAAATATATTCGCATTTGTACAAAGAACATAGGTTAATTTATTTTATGCACTATGGCTATTTACCTAAGTATATTGACCATATTGATTGCAATAAATTAAACAATAAAATAGAAAATTTAAGAGAAGTTAATTATTCTCAAAATAACTTAAATAGTAGCCTAAGAAAAGACAATAAATTAGGCATTAAAAATGTATCATGGTGTTCAACACATGAAAGATACAGGGTTTCAATGAATGTAAACCAAAAAATACGTTCATTAGGTTATTTTAGAGATTTGGAATTAGCTGAATTAGTCGCAACAGAAGGTCGTGATTTATATCATGGCGAATACGCTAGGAGTCATTAATGACTGCTTCAATCGACATTATCACTCGTGCTCTTAAAGATATTGGTGCTCTTGAAGCAGGGGAAACCCCAACACCAGAAGCAGCACAAGATGCTTATGACCTTTTCCAAGACATGCTAGACCAATGGTCTAACGAGTCCATGATGGTCTTTTACAAGACTGAGATCATTTTTCCTGTCGTACAAAACGTCACCCAATACACCATTGGCCCTACAGGTTCAGTTCAAGCTAACTTTGTAGGTTCAATTTCAGGCAATATCCTGACAATTACCTCAATTAACTCTGGTGGCATCAACACAAACATGATGTTGTCAGGAACTGGCATTGCTGCTGGTACTATGATTACAGGCTTTGGCACAGGAGCTGGTGGTCAAGTTAACGAAGCTGGTACATATTCTGTCAACATCAGCCAAACAGTCGCATCTACTACGATCACAGGCTATTACAAACGTCCTTTAACTATCAATTCAGCATTTGTTAGGGTAAACACCACTTCTAATGGAGTTGCCATAACTGGTGGTGGCTTGGATTACCCTGTTTCTGTTCTGAATGTTGAAGAATACGAGATGATTGGTTTAAAAACCTTGAATGGCCCTTGGCCCAAGGCTTTGTACTATCAACCAACTGAGGTTTTGGGTAACCTTTATTTGTGGCCTAATCCTGCTCAAGGTGAGATGCACGTTTTCTGTGACAACATATTCACTAGAAGCACAACCATGTATGATCCAATAGCCCTCCCAGAAGGCTATTCAATGGCTCTCAGATGGTGTTTGGCAGAGCGTTTGATGCCTATGTATGGCAAGGCTAGTCCAACGCAAATAGCCATGATTCAGCAGTATGCAGCACAGGGCAAGAGCACAATTAAGCGTACCAATATGCGTCCTGTGATCCTTGCACGTTACGACAATGTGCTTACCTCTACTAAAACTAGAGATGCAGGCTGGATCCTCCATGGGGGCTTTATTTAAAGGATAAAAATGAGTTCTACTACTTTTACTGATGGAGTAACAGTCATTAGGTCTTCATGGCTTAATGATGTTAATACTGCTACTTATACAGGTGTTTTCCCTAATGCCTCATTGACTACGACCAATTTCACATGGAATGGGTATGCGATACCTGCTCCTAGTGGTGGAACAACTACGTTTTTGAGGAATGATGGGACGTGGCAGACACCCGGTGGCTCTGGCATTGGTACTGTCACATCTGTAGGCACAGTATCAGGTCAATTGACTGGTGGCCCAATTACCTCTACTGGCACTATTGGCTTAGCCACTACTGCTGTAACTGCTGGATCGTACACTTCTGCAAACATCACAGTTGATGCTTATGGACGTATTACAGCAGCTTCTAATGGCTCTGGTGGTGGTTCTACTCCTACATTACAGCAAGTTGTAGCTGCAGGTGGATCATCTACTAACGATGCCACATTTTCCACAGTTACGATTGGTGTAGGCTCTGCAGGGCCAACTGGTACTGCTTATGGAATTGGCACTTCAGCTAGTTCTGTCATTGGTATTGGTAACTCAACAGGTCAAGTTTATCTTTATGGTAGTGGCTTTATTCCAAGCACAAGCACAACGTTTAGCTTAGGTACATCTGCTTACCAATGGGGTAGCTTGTATTTGTCTGGTGCTTTTAATTGGAATAGCTATGCCATTAGTGCTCCATCAGGCTCAACATCGACTTTCCTGAGAAATGATGGAACTTGGGCAAGCCCTTCTAGTAGCACACCTAACTTAAATGCTGTTTGTGCTGCAGGAAACACAACGACTTCACAGGCTACATTTGCGACTTCATTTGGTTATGGCATCATTGTTGGTGCTACAAATGGTGTGATTTCAGGCACAACAGTCTATGGAATTGGTACTAGCAATGCTGACATTGGCTTTGGTAACTCAAGCACAAGTATTGTTTTGCAAGGGAATAACCTAACTCCTGTGAGTGCTGCTGGTGTTTCATTGGGTACGACTTCTTATCCTTTTGCAGGATTCGTGGTTAACAACTCAGGAACTGCCACAGGATTTGCGACTGCAACGACAGGATTTATTGAATCAACAGGAAATGGGTTGGGGCTTTACACCCCCGGTAGCTCAACAGGCAACCTTTCCTTAGTTACCTTGGTTCAAAACTATTCTGGTAATAGCCATGCTGGTTTTTTTACTGGTACACCTTCTTCCTATTCTGCTGCTGGAACTATATCTTCTCCTACTGCAACTAGCGTCAACTATGGTACGACTTCAGACAGAAGGTTAAAGACCAACATTATCAACTATTCCAATAGTGGTGCAGTCATTGATGCTTTGCAACCTAGAACATTCAACTGGGTTGGAACAGGAGTTCAGGATATTGGCTTTATTGCTGATGAAGTTCAAGCAGTCGTAGCTGGTTGCGTGGTTGGTCAACCTAATGCTGTTGACTCAAAAGGTGATCCAATTTATCAGATGGTTGACTTGTCTGCTCCTGAAATGATGGCTAACATTGTTGCTGAGTTGAAGTCAATTCGTGCTCGTCTTCATGCAGCTAACCTTTAAGGAATAAAAATGCCTGAAATGGGTTTTGTTGGGCCTAGTTATAGTGCACCTTCCATCTACCAAGATGACCAAGAGTGCATCAATTTTCGTCCTGAAGTTGACCCACTCAAGCAAGCTGGTCAGCGTGGGGTGGTGGCCCTTTACCCAACACCGGGTCTTACCCTTTTCACCACTCTAGCAGCCAACGCAGAAGTCAGAGGCTTACGCACCCTTTCTGGTGGCCTTTACATGGTTGCAGTCTGTGGCTCATACGTTTACTACATTGACACCAACTCCAACGTTACTCAAATTGGTCAGTTATTGACCTCTAATGGCAGAGTAGGCATTTCTGATAATGGCCTACAAGTAATGATTACAGATGGTGCTAATCGTTATTCTTGGTACATTTCTACCACTTTGACTGCCTCTGCTTATGGCATTGTTTCAGGTAATCAGATCAATGTAACTGGCATCATTTCTGGTTCTTTGCATGTGGGTCAGGCTTTGTCAGGAACTGGAATACCTTCAAACACCATTATTACTGCTGTTCCATCAACATCCAATAATTTAGGTATTTACACAATTAACAACTCAGTTACCAATGGAACTGTAACTGGTGTGACAATCCTTAACCAAGGAAGTGGCTATACATCTCCTCCATCAGTAACTGTAGCCAATTCTCAATATGGCACAACAGCTACGATCACTTGGAACTCGATTACAGTTGTGTCATCCACATTGGCTACTGGAGGCACAGGATACAGCGTAGGAGACGTTTTAACTGCATTTGGTGGTACTTACTCTATCGCAACCCAAATAACTGTCCTGACTGTTTCTGGTGGTGCTATTGTTACCTATCAGGTTACTAGAAATGGTGTGTACTCTGCAGCTCCTACTTCACCTGTTATTTTTGTGGGTGGCAAGGGAACTGGGGCAACAATTAACCTCGTTTTTGGTCTAAACAACGATTACACCATCACAAATGCTGGTTCATTTTATGGTTCAGCACCTGTTTTGTCTGTTTCAGGCACAGGAACTGGAGCTGTATTAACTGCTAACTATAGCCCTCCTGTTACAACACCCATCACGATCACAGCCAATAACTTTGCCATTTTGCCTAGCAATGATGGTGCTTTTACTGGTGCTGATGTAGTTGACGTGGTGGACAACTATTTTGTCTATAACAAGCCAAATTCCCAAGAGTTTGCAACATCTAACCTGTTGCAGACCTTAACTTATTCGTTGTCTTTCTCAAGCAAAGATGGCTCACCTGACCAATTGGTGTCTTTGATTGTTGACCACAGAGAAGTTTACTTACTGGGAGAGACGAGTTCTGAGGTTTGGGTGGATGTGGGTTCGTATCCATTCCCTTTGCAGAGGATACCCGGTACTTCCACTCAGCATGGCATCATTGCCAAGTTCTCCATTTCTCGTCTAGGCAATAGCTTTGCTTACCTCTCAAGAAACCAACGAGGCCAAGGCCAAATCGTAATGATGAATGGCTACGTTCCTACTCGAATCAGTACCCATGCTGTTGAAAACACCTTAGTTAATCAGAAAATTGATGATGCTAGGGCTTGGACTTACCAACTAGAAGGCCATGAAGTCTACGTTATTAGCTTTCCTAGCCTAGATTTGACATGGGCCTTTGACGTTACAACTGGCATGTGGCACAAGTGGTTGTGGGTTGATAACTACAACAATTACCATAGACATCGTGGTAACTGTGCTGCAACCTTCAATGGCAAGGTTTACGTTGGTGATTGGCAAAATGGCAATATTTACTATCTTGACCCAACAAATTACACAGACAATGGTCAGGAAATACGCAGGTTAAGACGAGCACCACACTTGGTTTCTGACCTACAAAGACAGTATTTTGATGAGTTACAGATTCAATTTCAACCTGCTGTAGGCCTGAATCAGACTGCTTCTACGTCTTCTACAGGTGCTATTGCTGGTGTTGCTATTGCAGGACTAGCCATTGCAGGTACGACAGGAGCTACAACCCAAAATACTGCTGGTGTTAATCCTCAAGCTATGCTCAGATGGTCTTCAGATGGTGGCTCTACTTGGTCAAACGAACATTGGGTTTCTATTGGCAAACAAGGTAAATATAAGAATCGTGCCATTTGGAGACGTTTAGGGTGGTCTAGAGACAGAGTTTTTGAGGTCGTTGTAAGTGATCCTGTTTTTGCTACGATCGTGTCTAGCAACCTTAAATCAACTGTAGGGGAGAATTGATGCCTAGCATTTATGGTTCTCCTCAAAACAATCCTTACCCACAAAGTGAGTTTTTGGATACTGCTTCTAAGAGGCCTACAAGACCTTGGCAGCAGTTTTTCATTAACTTGCTTAACTTTAGTGCAACATCCACAACTCCAGCACTTCCAAGTCAACCAGCAGGTTACATGCAAGTGACTGTAAATGGTCAACAATATAAAGTTCCATACTATGACTTACCTTAAAGAATTAGAGGGCAAATTTGATGTTGACCCACAAGTTAAGCATCATTTTTCTGACAACTTGTATGCCAAGGAAATGGTCATACCCAAGGGATATATTGCTGGAATGCACAAACATGTGTTTTCCCACTTGAGTATTCTTGCTTCTGGACGTGCGTTAATTAAGACTGACGAATATAATAAAGAAGTAGTAGCGCCATATTGTTTGAACATCATTGCTGAGACTCACCATCAGATTGAGGCCTTGGAAGATTGTGTTTGGTTTTGCATCCATTCGACTGATGAAACAGATGTTTCCAAAGTGGATGAAGTTTTGATTTCTAGGAGTTAATCATGCCTTTTGCATATTTAGCAGCAGCAACTATTGGTAGTTCATTGATTGGGGCTAATGCTGCCCAAAATGCAGCAAACACTCAAGCTAATGCTGCAAAAGCTGGTCAACAGCAATTACAGCAGAACTTTCAAAATTTACAACCCAATTACACTCCATACATTCAAACTGGTCAAACAGGACTGAATCAGTTAGCTAGTCAATTGCCTAGCTTAACTCAAGCATTTGGGCCAGAGCAATTAAATCAAAATCTTGCACCTAACTATGCTTTCCAACTGCAGCAAGGTCAAAATGCAACAAACGCTGCTAACAATGCAACTGGTGGTTTGATTGGTGGAAATGCTTTGACAGGATTGCAGAACTACACACAAAATACAGCACAGAATGCTTATCAAAACGCATTCAACAATTATCAAACTCAACAAGGCAATATATTCAACAGATTGTCTAGTATTGCAGGAATAGGTCAAAATGCTGTTACAGGTCTTTCTAATCTTGCTACTGGCAATGCTACCAATATTGCTAATTTGGGTGTTGGTGCAGCTAACGCACAAGCAGCAGGACAAGTAGGAGTAGCAAATGCAATTGGTGGTGGAGCACAAAGTTTGGCTCAAAATAATTTCTTAGCTAGTTTATTAGCTCCTAAGACACCAACAGCACCTACACCAACACCTTATGACCCTAGTATGTACCCCGGATAACGTGAGGCCAACACCATGACATCCACAGTTAACGCTAACTTTTCTGACGTAGCATCTAGAGTGCAACCCTCACAAGGCATGAGCATTGCTGATATGCTTAATGTTGCTCGTGGAGCACAGGCTTATCAACAAGCTCAACAAATTAACCCTTTGGCATTGCGTCAACAACAAGCTGAAACAGAATTTGCTGAACAACAAAAGCCTAAACTTTTAAAACAAGCTGATCTTGCACTTCAACTTGCTGAAGGTACAAATCCATCCAAAATAGCTCAAGCCCAAGCAGAATCTGAATCATCTAAATTAAAATTAGGTGGTGAAAAGTTAAGAAGGGTTCTTGATATTTCTTCTGCTAGAGCATCTGATAGAGAGGTTTTAGGTTTGTCTCAATTAGCTATAAGCCAAGACCCTAAAATAGCCAAAGCAGCAAAAGATAGATTGCATGAACTAAATGCTGATGATTTTCAAACTGCTGTTCAAAGTGGTCTAACACCTAATGAAGCCCTTCAATCATTTGGTCACATCACAAATATCATTGACAAAGCTCCAAGTCAATTGCCTAACTTGTATCAAAATGCAACACGAATCGGGACAGGAGCTACTGGTTTATTAGGCCAACAAGCACCTGCAGTTGCCACATCTGCAACTGGTCAAATTAGTCAAGTTAATCCTTTAGCAGGAACAGTTCAAACATTGTCAGGAAACAACCCTAGCAGTATGTTTGAATTGAATGGTGTTAAGTATATGTTGAATGCTCAAGGTCAGCCTGTACAAGTGGGTTCAACTGGCCCAACAAATATTAATGAAGTTCAGCCCAAAGGCGTAACACCACAAGCTATGGGTGAGCCAAAAGCTAGGTTTGAGCCTTTGGTTAAGGACTTGATGAGCATTCCTACAGGTGGTGTAACACAACTTAATAAACAACAACAAGATGCTTACAATTCTGGTGTTACTCATCATAATTCTGTTATTGACAAGGCAAATTTAGCTGAAGATGCTAAACAAACAACTAATTTGATACGTCAAAACATTGCAGCAACAGCAGGAAGCAAACCAGAACAAGTATTGAGAAGTGCTGGTAAATGGATTGCTGGTGATGAGCAGTTAGATAAATTGGTCAAAAATCTTGCACAAAATGCTCAACTACAAGCATCTATTATGGGTGTTGATAGTGTACATGGGCAACAAGTTAACCAACTTGCAAATGGTAGTGAAAACATTACTGCAGGTGCTCTTAAATCTATCGCTGACAGAACTGATGCTACAAGCACAGCATTTGAAAAATATGCCAAAGCCTATGGCATGTTTATCAATAAGAAAGGCGATGTCAATGGTCATGCAAACACCTTAGCTTTCAAAGAAGCATGGAAAGACAATTATGACCCAAGAATATTTATGATTCAAAACATCAATTCTAGTAACTTAGCTCCAAAAGTTAAGCAAAAAGAAGTTAGTGAAATTCTAAATAGTATTAGTCCATCAGAATTTGAGAAATTCAAAACTAAAATGTTTAACATGAAACGTTTGGAAAAAGGTGATTTCTAATGGCTTACGATTACGAATCTGATCCTGATATATCTATCCTTAAAAACTACATTCCTGTAGGTTCTGAGGCTAA